ATATAGCGCTACTTTATCTCTGTCCTACAGGTTAATCAGCCTAAATCTAATTACCGCCCTGTACCCCTATTGTGATAGCTACTCACAGAGATACAATTGGAACGACAGGAGTCGAACCTGCCTACGTTTCAGACCCTTTATAGCCATATCCCTCCACCAACTGAGCTACGTTCCAACTGCAAGACGACTACTACCTTGCGTGTTAATTAGAAATAAATTTTCTGATTTATTTTTTTTGTAGTCTTTACAACCTCTAGCGGAATCAAACCGCCTAGCTTATAACTTATCCGGAATATAATTAGCTACGCAACCATGCGAGGTCCAGTCGCTTCTGCCGACCTTCTAATAAGTTAATGAGTAATATGTGAATGCTAAGCTCACTGCCTACCCCATTCTGGGACACAACTACTCAAACGGCGATGCCCGGAATCGAACCGAAAAGTTTGAAAATACATTAGAGAGAAAATCACTTTACGCCTGTCATCGCCAAAACGAGGCCGAAACCTCGGAAAAATATAATAAATATAAAGGAGACGTCAATGAACGAAATAGAGGAAGGGACTCGAACCCTCAATGCCCTTTACGACACCCTGATTTCAGGTAACCATCTACCAAATTCTGAGACCTCGTTTTTCAACTCTTGACACTACCATTCTAACAGATTATCGTTAGATAACTCAAGAAATTCCAAATTATTCCAAAATTACCTCCAGCTCTTCAATAGCAACCTTACGCATGCTGTAATACGAACTCTTGCTGATTGATAACTTATCACAAATATCCTCGATATACGTTTTAGTAATATATGTCATTCTCAAAATTGTCCGATGCTTCGGATTTGTTAACTTATTGATCATTCTACCTAATTCAATTTTCCTGTTAATAACTTCTTTAGTATCCTGTTCTATAGCCTCTTTCATCACTACCAGCTGAGTATAGACATCATCAACTTTTCTAGTCTGTCCACCTTGGGCTTTGACATCTGACCACTTAGGACTTGAGAGCAAACCTGCCTCAAGCTCATTGATTTCGTCTATACGGCTTTGGATGTCCATGTCCAGATCCTGCAACTCTTTCAAGAGTTCTTTAGCCTTGTTCACTCTCTGTCTCCTTTATGTTATAATAATAGTGTTTGGATTATAGCTGAGACAGAGTGTGTCTTGGCTTTTTTTATTTTATTCTTTATTCGTGATCACACTACCTGCACCGTTGACAGTGACCCAGCCATGCTTCTCTCTAGCTTCTGCTTCTTTCATCCGGATAAGATTATCTGTGATTGAATCTGACTTAGCTTTGTTGGCCTTGGCTTCACCTTCTGCTTTGATGATACCTGCGTCTGCTTCTGCTTGAGCTTGAACTTTCTTGGTATCAGCTTCAACCTTAGCTTTTTCCTGTTCCTGTTTTGCAGTGTCGATTTCTTTTTGTTTGACCGATTCATTTTTGATTGCTGCTTCAATCTCATCTCCAGCATCCTGATCTGTAATCGTGAAAGAAACAAACTCCAAATCGTAAGACTCAAATTTTTCTTTGAGAGCTTTGTCGATCATTTCATAAACTTCAGTACGCTTATTACCGAGGATATCGTAAATATCGTAATTTCCTGTTACAGATTCAATAGCACGCTGAACAGCAGGAGATACTACACTATTATTCACGTTTTCTAAGTCTGTGTAATTAGAGAATACCGTCATGGCCTTTTCCTTATTGACACGATATTTCACATCGATATTCGTATTCAACCACTGACCATCTTTAGTTTGGGTCGTGATTTTCTCCATTGTTTTTGTTTGAACAGATGTCGATAAAGTGTAGACTTTGTCAATAAATGGCATTTTTAGATGATATCCTGTTTGCAGGGTGTTTTCTTGCACACCTCCAATTGCGCTAACTTTAACTCCAACTGTATTAGCTGGGATACGTTTCACAGCCGTGAGACGAAAAATCCCAAGTGAAGCAACAGCTGCAACTGTAACGATACAGCCCTTAGCAAGTCTTGTAAGTGTCGTTTTTCCTGTTTCATGATTGTATTGTGTAAACATTGTTTTTACTCCTTTTTATTGATGATTGTACCCATTAATGTTTTAATTCTCATGTTCCATCTCCTCGATTAGCCAGTCAAGGTTCTTACGTGCTTTCTTCAGATCTTCAAGACCGTTTTTCTTCTGGAAACGAAGCATATACTTGATTGCATTGCCCCAAAAGAAAGCAGACACTCCAGAAAGATCCCCAACGAAGTTATGCACAACCTCGATAGCCTCCAGACCGTTTGCGCCTTGGTAGTGATTTGGTTTGTTTACGTTGTCAATTATTTCTGGGTTCATTAGATCCCCTCTCTTTTCTCATTTCTTCAAGCCTTTCTTGTATCGGGTTGATGGTATTCAATTCTTTAAGCGTTGGCCACATTCCGCCTACAAGACAAGAAATGTTTCTGACTTCGTTGATTTGTTTAGGTGTTTCTTTAAAATCCCACCATTCAGAACCATCATATTCTCCTCGTTCTAACCACCAGCCTTTGCCAACAATAGCTAAATCAGTAGGAACGTGAGCTGCACCGTATCCGCTATGATAATTAGCTTGCTTGGCAAGTCTCTCAAAATTTTCTTTAGTGATTTTAAAGTCTGAGCCTTGAATATATCTGACACCCTCAAACGTTTTGCCATGGTCTCTTAAAACCTCTAAGGTCTCCTCCCAAAGATTTGTCATTCCTTATCCTCCAAAAGATCTCTGTTCTCATATACATTACCCACAACCTCACAATCAGTATGTCGTAACCACAATTCACATCCGTGTTGTTTAGATTCAAGACGATACGCTCCACCATAATGCCTTACAATCTCGTAATAAGTCGGTTCAGAATAGACATCCTTATACATTTTGACTATGTCGCCCTCAAAGATTTCCTTGTCGTTTTTATCAAATAGTCCTGTTGATTGTCCTAATGTTTCTGGATTTACTGGACACCAAGAACCAATGGTTATATACTGTTCGTTAGCTTCAATAACTTTATTGATAATAAATGAATACCCTTCATCTTCAATCAAGTAGCCATACTTCCATTCCTCTTCGTTAAATGCTTCAACAGACATCCCTCTAAATTTTGAAATCATCTCAAATCCTCCTCTTTGACGAAAGTACCGTCAATCCAACGCCCCCTGCGGTCTTTGATTTCTTGGTAAGCCAGTTCAAAACATTCTTCAAAATCATAACCGAGTGCATTGCTGATGGATTTCAGGTAGCCAACCATTCGCTTCAAATGGAATTTAGAAATATCACTAGCAAAAGAATCTTGATAAAATTGAAATTCGCTTATATTTTTATTTAAGAAACAAAAGCTTGTCATCACATCATTATCTTTTCTTGATGTTTCAAAAATCTCCTGCACATCCACTTTGCTCAGCAAGCCCAGCCCAACAATTACGACTGCACAATCTCCGATACTGTCCTTGGTTAACTGCTCATTCTTCTTGAGATAGCCTGCGCATAACTCACCGAACTCCTCGCTTAATTTCAAAGACTGCTTGTCTAGCCGTCCACCGTTTTCTAAATCACGGTCAATAAACCATTGTTTTACATTTTCTAGTGTGTTCATAGTAATACCTCTTATTCTCTTTCTAAAGCCATTCCGATTTTCTCGTTATAGTAACTCAAAACCTTGCTTTGGTTCATCTTTGTTTGTGTGATGTTGTCTATAAAAAATTCCAAATCTGCACTCATTTCATCCAACAACTTAACAACTTTCAACTGATATCCCATATCAGGGACGTCAATCTTTATCTTTGACAATCTAGCTAGTGACAACCCTGGTTGATTGTCGCCGTCTGCACAACGTTCTATCTCTTCCCGTTTCATCAACAGCCAGTGAAATAAATATCGCTTATCTATCATTTCTTTTGGCTCAATTCTGAAGCTATCATCGTCCATCCAAAATGGATCTCGATGAAAATAAACAGCACCAACCGTACCCTTGCGAGTCAAGCGGATTGTGTCGCTCTCACAATTGAATTTATCTGTAGTTCCCTTTGCTTTCATACCAGCGCCATAAATATAATATGCACCTTCGCTAACTTTACCACGCTTACCTGGAATTAAGCCACAAACGTCTAGTAATCCATACTTTTTTATATTGTCTGGTTTCATTCTAATCCTACTGCAAAATTATAAGCCAATAAATAATCATCTAAGACCTTGTGGCATTTCGTTATGAAAGCTTTTAAATCAATATCTGCATTAAAAAACTGAATCAACATCAATTGACTAGCTAAATGTTTTTCAAGGTGGTCGATTGCCATTTGGTCTAGTTCCGCATTTACTTGGTCAATGTCTATTTCTTCCTTCTCTACAGGCTTGCTTGGCGCAACCCATCTAAAATCCGAATCCAATGTATCAGATTCTTGGTATTCAATCTTTTGGGTCTTACAGTCATATATCTCTTTTGAAATCTCAGGACTATTTTTTTCTTTGTCAATGACTAAGAAAATCACGTTGATAGATGTGTCTTCAAATCCATTTTGAATCTCATTCAATTCAACAAGGTTATTCCCTACCAGCTCTCTCAATTTCCTTTCAGATTGACGGTAAGCAATACCAGGAAACATGATATAGAATCCGTATCGTTTCGTGTAGGTCATCGACTTCAACAGAAAAATATCATCAACAACACCTGACTTTTTCCACGGGAACAATTCTTTAATAGCCTGTTGGTCTTCTTCTGGTAAATCTTTCAATTTCAGAGAATAAGGTGGATTCATTGCAATTGCATCCACTTGTATATCTGATTGATAAGTGAAAAAACTCTGATTACTCACGACTGCATGAGGAAAATTGCTTTTCAACGCTTCACAACTTTCCTCCTGAATTTCTACCGCATGAAAATCAGTCATACTGATAAACTGCTCTAGCTGTCCAGATCCTGCTGCACCATCAAAAACAGATACATTCTCACCACAATATTGTTTGACTTTTTGAGCTAAGTATTGACGTAAAGGCTTACCCGTCACATACTCGGCAAATTTATTGGCCTTCTCGCGGTTATTATGCTCCACGAACGTCATAACAACACCTCATCCCCAACTTTTACCTTGTCCCACTGCTCTTTCGTAACTACAAACACCCCGTAATCACGAATTGTGACAGTATACAACTTCCCATGTCGTCCTTTCTCAAGGACTTTGCCATGGATTTCAGCGCCTGCGTTATCCGCTTTATAGATAACCATAGGCTTCTTCTCTTCCAAATCTCGAATCCTGTCCATCTGCCAGATATTTAATCCAGCAGATAATAAAATCCATATTGCGATAAATCGTTTCATGTCTCCTCCTCAAAATAAAATTTGCCATCAAAAGGCTTGATTTCAATGATTCCATAATCTAACCCAAGTCTTGCTATAAATGGCTTGCTGATTCTTTCGTGCAAGGTAGACATCTGCTCTCTGAATTCATCTAACAGAAGAGTAGATTTGTAGAAATTACATTGATAGCAAGCTGGCATATAATTATCAAAACTATCTTCCCCTCCTAAATAGTGAGGGTGTAAATGATCCACTCTCAAAGTTTTCAGGTCCAAAACCTTACCGCAATACGCACAGTGCCCACCGTACTTGTCTAAAACTTTTTGTCTAGTGGCTTTAGATATGCTTTTTCGTTTCAATCTGTGACCTCCTTACTTTTTTGAATTCTTTCGTTTAAAGACTGGGTTATGTCTTTCTTTTTCCTTCTGCTTATGGTAATTATTGTCTTTATCAAAAACAGAGTTTTCATCTCTCATAATTTTTTTCACAACATATGGATTCATTACCTCTTTTTCCTTTTTCTAATGTCATCCCTCAACCTCCTCAATCTCAATCCCTTCACAAGAGAAAACCCAGCCAAAGCCAGCTTCTTCTAGTTCTTTTTTTGTAAAACTTTCTTTGTATGCTAAAGAAAAAAATATTTTCCCAATTCCATCTTTAGCAATGTAGTGTTTTGTCGCTTTAATCTTAACCAGGTACCGCTTCTCTTTCTCGACATCGTAGCCATCAAGCCATGCACGAGCGAATGTTTCTTGGTTACTATTAACCTTAATCCAATCTATCATCTTGTGACAGTCATCTGAGTAATGTAAGATGGTATTTATATTCATAGCGCTTTTTAAATTAAAACCAAAATTATTTTTACATTTCTCAATCCAATCCGCCACACACTGCGGAACTTTGACTTTTTGGGATTTTTTAAAATCAACTTTCGGAAGTTCAATTTTTTGCGGTTCATCAAGTTGATTAATAATTCCTTTGATATAACCAAATACACCCCAACCATGTAGGTCCAAAATCATGTCTCTTTGCTCTTCAATTTGTTTTAATGCTTCCTGCTTATTCATCTTCCAACTCCTCCACCTTCCGTCTCAATTCTTTATTCTTTTTCTTCAACAAATCGCGCTCCAGCGCTCTAATCCGTCTCTTACGTGAATCGCACGGCTTCGAATACTCGATTATCTTCTCTTCGTTTTGCTCGATCGTGTGTTGATAACCTTTTATCAATTCCTTTTTGTCAAATCCCATCAACTATCCTCTGCAATATCTCGTGATACTCATAAATCTCCAGTTCAATTCTGTAATTCTTATTTCCAGACTTGCCACCGTGCATGAACTCAGTCGATACTATCACATTATAATTATCATCTGTCCAAATCTTAGCGTCTGTCAATCCATCAAACAAAGCCTTGCTTGTGGGCGACCAGTTCGGTGGATCATACTTCCGATTTGTCGGAGGATATATCCGAACCTTGACCTTGCAAGGCTTGTCCTCGCTGTAAGGTAATCCAAAGTAATCTCTCAGTACATTGTTGCCCTCATATTCGGCTAACTGCCGTAAGAACTTAGTGATTTTAGCTTTTTGATGAAAGTGAGGTCTGTCGTTTGCGTTGATCATCTGTTTCCTGTTCAACTCAAATTTCAAAATCAATCGTTCTTTCATGTCTTTGTGAACACCTCATTCAATTCCATAATCTCCTCGTTGTTGTTATACGGATCATACGCTAATCTCCCAAAGCCTGCTTTATTCGTGCTTGTCGGCGTGTTGCCCGTCCATTTCAAATGCAGAAACTTTTTGCACATTCTGCAACGAATTGAAGAAGGTTTAATCTTTACCATTCTGTGGTAACAATCACCACACAACGGACACTGCACATCTACTTTTACTAATTCAGTCATACTTTCCACCAAAATCCCACGCCTGCCAATTTGTGAGCGAGGCAAGCGTGAGTGAAATTCTTTGCGTCATTCGTCCAAAAGTCACATAAGTGTCACTGACGCATTTTCTAGTTCGCAGTTTTACAAGAATGCACGGCTTGTTGATTTTTGAGTTGTTTCCAAAATGGAAATGGTTGGTTTATTTAATCAGTTCATCCAATTCTGTCTGCGTCAACGGCTCAATTCGTTGATAACCTTGAACAGTGTAATTTTTCTTGTATTCAAATCCCAAATCCGCAAGGCTATTCTTGAAATAGTCTTTTTCTTCCGTGTCAGCGAAATATACTTCCAAGGTCATTTTTTGGGTATATCGTTTTAAGCCGTTTTCAGCCCCTCTGACGGCTTCTTGTTGGTTTTGGGATAATTGCCCACCGTCTAAGATTTCGCCCGTCTCTGGGTCAAATTCTTGCGTTTCCTCGTCGATATGACAGCCAAGGATTGTTCTAAACTCTGGATGTTCATCTTGTTGTTGATCTAAAACTTCCTCACGTTCTCGATTAGCTCGCTCTTGAGCCAATCTCAATTCTTCCTTTTGCTTTTCAAAAGCGTAGTCTGCCTTGATTTGTTCCAACACTTCAACCAAGGGCATGTCTTTCAACATCCGAATATATGGCTGATCTGTCATTCCGTACTCGGCACATTGTCCTGAGATTGCTGAGATGGTTTTCTTGTACTCTTCTTGCTTCTGATACTCAAATGTAATCATGTCATCAAGCGACTTCATCGTAACTTTCTTGAGTGTCACACCGTCAGCCATGAAATCGCCTGCCTTGATGTACTCAAGGGCTTTCTCGTCAAATAGACGAGGATCAAGCATGTATTCTGACGCCTTATTTGTAATGTAACCCTTAACAGTATCCAGTCTTAGTGCTTTCTGATGGTCTTCAAACTCTTTAACATCTTTCGCAATCTTTTTGATAACACCGTCCAACGGTTCAACCTGCTCTGTGATGTATTCGTTGAAATCGTCAGCAGTTTTTGACAAAACCTTTTTGATTTTGATACGCTCATCAGATATCTGCTTGAACAGTTTTCTGAGATCAGCTAATACCTGCTTATCGTCCTTGATTGTCGAAGCAGTAACTGTATAATTTTGATACTTCGTTACCACCTCTTTAATATTTTGTTCAAATAATTCACGGTCTAAAATCTCAACTTCTGCCTGAGTGACACTTACTTGTAATTCTTGCATGTTAGTACTCCATTTCTTCTAAGAGTTCGCCTTGTAGCGGTTCGTCTTCAAAATCAGGAATTTCATCTTCTGGATAAGCTGATGATTGGCGTTTCTCCTGCTCTCGCTTCATCTCTTCAATCTGAGCCATTTTCCTCGTTCTCACTTCTTCTTGAGATTCTTGAGGAGTTACATCGATAGGGGCTGCTTGTTCCATTTCCTCACTTGTATAAAGTCCGCCCACATCTTCTGAGAACGAATCACGGACTGCTGCAACAATTGCAACTTTCTCAATCATCTGCCCTGGCGCTTTTTGCCACCAGTTCTTCCCAGTGTTATATGCTGACAACTCAACTTCACGATATACCGGTCTAGTTCTATCTTTACGATAAACCTCACACCAACCGCCGATTAGAGTACAATTTTTAGGTAAGATGACGCCTTTTTTATTTTTTAACTCTCCACTTGCATCTTCGTAGATAATTCCACTTTCAAAACCGTCATAATTTTGATTTTGTTCCGCACGCTTCATAAAAGCGTCCTTTGAAACAACAATCTGTGCAGGATTGTTTCCGTACTTGATAAAGTAAACTTCTTTTGTGAATGGATTTAAATTCCGATTTTTCACGATAGCCAGTAAAGTTTGTAATTCTTGTGGGCTTGCTTGATGTTTTGGGTCAACAAAATTTCGCAATGTTGCTCCGTCTAGTTTTTGCAAATCTGTTAGATATGCGCCTTTTGTTTGTGTTAGTTCGTTTGTCATTTCTTTCTTCCTTTCGTCTTCTTCAAATTCCAATTTTCACGCTTTATACGCCGATTTTCGTTTTGCAATTTCAAAATAATATTTTGTTGGTTGTTGATGATTTCTCCGAGCTCAATTCCAAGATG